CAGCCATTGCGAACGTAACCGCCCGCCAAGCCACTCTGGCGATGTTCACGCCGTATCTGACGAGGGGTGGTTGATGATGAGTCTATCGCTTCTCGCGCTCCCCGTCCTCTTCGCCTGCGCCGACCGCTTCATTGGAGGCGGCCTAGGCTGGCGTAAGGTTGGCTACGACCACGGCGGCCCACTTCGTGCCGGCCCCGCGCCATACGCTCTCGCTGTCCTGCTTCCCGCCTGCTGGTTCATCGGCGGCTTTCCGCTTCTGACCACGGCATTCGCCTGGGGCGTCTATCGCCGCGCATTCGGTTGGAGACTGGCCGGAGCTTCCGCCATGACGCCGACCGGAACCCGCGAGACCATCATCGCCTTCATCCGCCACAGCTTCGCAGCGATCCTGATGGCCTTGTTCTGGATCTTCGGCCACGCGAACGGCTTCGGCCCGCTCGGTAGCCTGCAGCTCACCGCCGCCGGCTTCGCATTCGCTGCGGTCGCAACCTACCTCGCTACTCAATACGCTAAGGGTGAGATCGCCAACTCCCGGCTTGAGCCCATTCGCGGCGCGGCCTTCGGTTCGCTGATCGCCATTGCCTCGGCGGTGTCCTGATGCGGATCACGATCCACGCTCGCGGCGGCTTCTCGGTCTACGGCCAGGGCAACTACGACCCTCACCGCAACGAGGCGATCATCCCCGCTCGTGAGAACGAGACCAAGCGCCTGGTGATCGACTACCCCAGCGCACCGACGAACATCACCGTCTCGGAAAGCGGCATCTCCGCTACGACTCCGACGACGAGCGCCAACCAGATCACCACGACGCTCAGCGGCATTCAGTGCGGCGGCTACGTGGATATCACCGCGACCTCTGACTACGAGATCACCACGACCCGCATCAGGGCCAGCACCAACTACGACCGCGACGGCTATGAGTGCTGAGCTTATTGGTTGGTCAGTCGCGACCGTCAGTGCGGCTATCACGGTTGCCTACTGGTTCGGTCGCGGTGGGCCAGCGCTCGGCTTTGTCGGCCTCTACGGCATGTTTGTCGGCGTCCTCTATGCAATCACAGGGCCATAAACCCAGATAAGGCTCGCGCCTAACGCCGCCGGGAAGCGCATTCCCGAGACAGTGAGATACGCCATGACCATCGAATGGTCCGAGCAGCTAGTCACCGACATCTGCGATCATCTCGCCACGGGTAAGTCGATCCTCGATATCGGCAAGCTCCAAGGCTATCCGTCGTCGGACAGCATCTATCGGCAGATGCATCGTGACGAGACGTTTGCGGCGTCTATTGCGCGTGCGCGCGAGGCTCAACAGGACCACGAAGTCGACGCCTGTATCAAAATGGCCGACGCCGCGACGGTCGAGGACTACAACGTCGTCAAGCTGCGCATCTGGGCTCGTCAGTGGCGCGCTGCGAAGCTGGCCCCGAAGAAGTACGGCGACAAGGTCGATCTGAACCACGGTGGCGAAGTCGGGCTGACGGTGAACATCAAGCGGTTCACGCCCGAGCCGGCTCCGAGTGGCGGTTGACCGCCCTGAAGTTGACCTTCCGAATGGCTGGTCTCCGCGGCCTTATCAGTACGATCTCTGGGGCTACCTAGAAAACGGCGGCAAACGGGCTGATGTCGCGGCGCATCGGCGCTGGGGCAAGGACGACGTAGCGCTGCACTGGGAAGCTATCGCGGCGCACCAGCGCGTCGGGACGTATTGGCATATGTTGCCGGAGGCCTCGCAGGCCAAAAAGGCGATCTGGGAAGCGGTCAACCCGCACACCGGCAAGCGGCGGATAGACGAGGCGTTTCCTCCCGAGCTGCGCGCGACGGTGCGCAACGACGAGATGTTCATCCGGTTCAAGAACGGATCGAGTTGGCAGGTCGTCGGGAGCGACAACTACAACAGCCTGGTTGGTTCGCCGCCAATTGGCATCGTGTTCTCCGAGTGGTCGCTCGCCAAGCCTGAAGCTTGGACCTATCTGCGGCCCATCCTCGCTGAAAACGGCGGGTGGGCGATGTTCATTTGGACGCCGCGTGGCCGCAACCATGCGACGCGGGCGTTTGAGGCCAGAGAGCGCGACCCGGAGTGGTTCACGCAACGCTCGCCGGCCACAGCTACGAACGTCTTCACCCCGGCGCAGCTTGCGAAAGAGCGCCAGGAGCTGATTGACGAGAACGGCTCTGAGGACGAGGGCGACGCCAAGTACCGCCAAGAATACCTGGTGGACTTCGATGCCGCGGTTCCAGGCTCCTATTACGGCTCGCTGATGAGCAAGGCCCAGGTCGAGGGCCGCATCGGCGACGTTCCATACGATCCGGCGCTTCCGGTCATCACAGCCTGGGACATTGGGGTTGATGACTACACGGCCATTTGGTTCCTGCAGGAGAACGGCAAGGAAGTCCGGGCGATCGACTACTACGAGGCGTCTGGCGAGGGCGCTGAAGCCATTGTCCGCGCCGCCCTGCCGGAACTCCTGCCGACCCAGCTAGAGCGTTACGAGGGCTGCTTGGCGTTGGGCCGGACGAAACCCTATCGCTACGGCCAGCACCACCTACCGCACGACGTCATGGTCCGAGAGTGGGGCGCTGGCGCCAGGACGCGCTTCCAGACCCTGACGACGCTAGGCGTCAAACCAATTCGCGTCGGCGTCGCGATGGACCCGGCCGACAGGATCAACGCCGCTCGCCGGGTTCTGCCCGTCGTCAGCTTCGACGCCAAGCGCTGCGCCGTTGGGCTCGACCGGCTGCGCAACTACCGCAAGCGCTGGAACACCAGCCTGAGCATCTACACCGGCCCGCTGCACGATGAGAACAGCCACGGCTCGGACGCCTTTGGTGAGTTCGCCGTCAACTGCCGCATCGTCCCGAAGACGACGCAACGACCGACGAAGCCAAAAGACCGCTGGGACAGCGACGACGAGGGAGGCTCTGACGGATCATGGAAGACACGCTGAGCCCGCGAGCCGCCGTCTAGTGGCCGGTTTGACCGAGATCCTGGCTGGAGATGTTGAAGCGCCGCAAGCCGCGCCGGTCGAGGACAACCTTGAGCAGCTAATCCAGATGTACAACGCCGCCGAGGAAGCGAGCCACGAGGCCCGCGACAACTCCGAGCGTGACCGCGACTACGTAGACAACAAGCAGCTTACCCAGGCTGAGATCGACACGCTGCGCAAGCGTGGTCAGCCGCCTATCGTCCTCAACGTCATCCGCAGCCGCTCCTCGTTCCTGGCTGGGATGGAGAAGAAGCAACGCCGCGACCCGAAAGCTTGGCCGCGCAACAACCCTGACGATGTGAACGCCGCCGAGGCCTTCACCCAGGGAATGCGCTACGTGGTGGACAAGGCCGACTACGCCTCGTCGCGCTCACAGGCGTGGAAGAACGTCACGGTTGAGGGTTTCGGCGCCATCGAACTCGCCGCGGTCCAGAACCGCAAGGGCGACTACGACATCACCATGAAGCGCATCCCGTGGGATCGCTTGTTCTACGACCCGCATAGCAGCGAGCCGTCGTTCTCGGACGCACGCTATGTCGGTCAGGTTTTGTGGATGGACTACGACGAGGCCCTGTCTCGCGCGGTCAACGCCGGCAAGGCCAAGGAAGACGTCGAGGCCATCCTCGACACGACCATCGAGAGCGCGCCAGGCATCGGCAAGACCTACGACGACAAGCCGAAGTGGACCGTCTGGGCTGATCGCATCCGCAAGCGCGTTCGGGTCGTGATGATCTGGCATCGTGAAGTCGATGGCTGGAAATACTGCGAGTTCACCAAGGGCGGGAAGCTGATCGAGTCCGATGGTCCTTATGTGGATCAGGACGGCGAGACCTACTGCCCGTGGGTGCTTGAGAGCGCCAACGTAGACCGTGACAACAATCGCTACGGCGAGATGCGTCACCTCATCGACCCGCAAGACGAGATCAACAAGCGCCGTTCGAAGGCGCTGCATCTGCTGAACACGAACGGCGTCATTGCCAGCCAAGGCGCGGTTGATGACATCAACAAGACCCGCGGCGAGCTAGCTCGCCCGGACTTCTATATCGAGGTCCAGACTGGTGCGGAGTTCCGCATTGAGCGTTCTCTGGAACTCGCCGCTGGTCAGTCCCAGCTTGGCGAGCAGGCCATGCGCTACATCGCCGAGGCTGGCCCCAATCAGGCGCTACTCGGCAAGGGCACGCAGGATCAGTCGGGCAGGGCCATTGAAGCCCAGCAAGCCGGCGGCCTGGTCGAACAATCGGACCTGATGGACACGCTGCGCAGGATGGACCTGCGCGTGTTTACGATCATCGCGTCCATGATGAAGCAGTTCTGGACCGCTCAGAAGTGGGTCCGCACGACCGACAACCCGGAGGTGCCGGAGTACATTGGCTTGAACGAGCCGATGTGGACCGATCCCATGACCGGCGAGACCGCACCGGAAGGCGAGTGGCGCAAGCTGCAGCAGCAAGGCGCGCAACTGCCTGAGTTGGTCCCGGCGGTCGATCCGCAGACCGGCCAGCCGATGGTCAACAACAACGTCGCCGAACTCGACATGGACATCATCGTGTCCGACGCGCCAGATTCGATCACCTTGGACGGCGAGACGTTCGAAGCGGTGATGCAGCTCCTGGGGTCGGGCGTCGATCCTCGGTTCATGAAGTTCGCCATCGAGCTTCACCCCGGCATTCCGGCGAAGCGCAAGAAGCAGCTCATCGACATCTTGGAAGAGATCACCAAGCCCGCCGAGCCGAACGAGCAGCAGTCCGAACAGGAACGCCTCGCCAAGGAAATGGCCGAGGCCAAGATCGCCGAGACCCGCGCCAACACCTACCAGAAGCTCGCAGACGGCGAGAGCAAGATGGTCAAGGCGTATACCGAGCCGCTACCCATGCCTGACGTCGCAGAGGGCATGACAGACGCCCAGCAAGGCCCGCCTGACGGCATGCAGATGCCGCCGATGGGTGAGCAGCCGGAGCCGGTGCCGATGGGTCCTGACGGCCCGCCGCAAATGGCTCCTGGTCCTGGAGAAATCCCAGGTCCAGCGCCGCAGATGGCGCCCGAGCCGATGCCCGGCCCGCCGCTCGTCGGCATGATGACCGGTCAATGAGCAACGAGACCACAGCTCAAGCCCACGCGGACACGCTGAAGGGCGTTCTAGAGGGTGAGGGCTGCACCGTAACCCGCGCGATCTCCACTGAGGCTGGCGCGACGTTTCAACTGCTGGCCACCCCGCCGAGCCTTCCGGCTAACCTGGGCGACATCGCGCTTCTGGTTGAGCTTGCCGGCTACGTCGTCGCCAAGAACTGGCAACCGGCGTGGCTCGCGCTGCGAAAGTGCGTCGTCGTGACGTGCGTCAACCCTGAGTTCACCGAGGCCTGAGCCTCGAACAATCCGCGCCAACGCGCAGATCCGCCCGCTCCGGTACGAGCGAGAAAGGCCAACGTCGAGAGACGTCGGCGGTCCCATAGATGGAAGATACCCAAGCGCCCCCGGCTGGCGATCAAGAAGCCGCGTCCGAAGCTCCCACCTCGTCCCTCTCGGAAATCCTGGCGTATCAGAACTCTGATCGTCACGAGACGCACCGTGAGGCCGGGGTGGGGGCGAGCGAAGAGGCTGAAGCTGCGGCTTCGACCCCCGCTGAAGCTGCGCCGGCTCCTGCCGCTGTAGCGCCCCCGAGCGCCCAGGCCGCTCCGACGCCTGCGCTCACCGAAACTCCCGCCGCGGCGCCCGCCGAGGTCAAGGAGCCGAGGTGGTATCGTGAACATATGGCGAAGACCAACCGCGAGTTGGCCGCCAGCCAAGCGGAACTCGAAAGGCTCCGCAACGCCCCGCCGCAACAGCCGCGGCAAGCGCCACAAGACCTTCCCGACCCGCTGGAAGATCCCGGTTCGTTCGCTGAGCGCCTGCAAGGGACGTTCGAACAGCGCCTGAACCAATTCCAGCTTCAAACCACGCTCACTCTGTCCGAGCGCTTCGCCCGTAAGGAACACGGCAACGAAGCCTTCGAGGACTGCAAGGCGTGGCTCTCCACCAAGCCCGACATTGAGGCTTGGGCGATCCAGCAGCCCGATCCCTGGACCGCGGCCTTCACGAACTACCAGCGTGAGCGCTTGGCCGAAGAAATCGGCGATGACCCGAACGCCTGGCGCGAGAAAGAGCGCCAACGCATTCGCGACGAGATGCAAGCCGAGTTCGCCGCGTCGCAGGCCAACAGCCCGCAGCACATTCCGGCAACTCCGCAGATGCGGGCCGCGCCGCCCCCGCCGTCCTCCGGAGTGCGCTCAGCCGCACCACGAGACGGAACGGGTCGGTTCACTGGTCCAACCCCCATCGGCGGCGCCCTGAAGAACACCTTCTAGGTCCCGCTACATCCCCACGAAGCAGCGCTGTGAAGCGCCGCGTCCCATAGAAGGAAACTAGCCATGGCGGATTCCCGCGCGGCTACCGGCCTCACTGTTCAGCAGTGGGACGACAAGTTTTTCGTTGAGTCGATCCAGTCCGACCAATTCGCGGACCTGTACGGCGAAGGCGAGAACTCGGTCATTCAGACCAAGGAAGACCTGTCGAAGAAGAAGGGTGATGCGGTCACCTTCGCTCTGATCAACCGCCTCACCAACGCCGCCACGACCGGGACCAACGTCCTGGAGGGCAACGAAGAAGACCTCGTTTCCCGTTCGCACAAGGTGACCGTCGATAAGCGCCGTCACGCGGTTCGCACCGCCGAGATGGAAGAGCAGGCTTCGGCCATCTCGATCCGCGACGCTTCGAAGCCGGCGCTCAAGACCTGGGCATTCGAGAACACCCGCGACGCCATCATCGGCGCCATGGGCTCGATCAACGGCAAGCTCTACGCCGCAGCCTCGGAAGCCGAGAAAGATGCGTGGTTGGTGGATAACGCCGACCGCTGCCTCTTCGGCAACGCCAAGGCCAACAACGCCGCCAATGATCACTCGGCCGCGCTCGTCCAGATCGACGGCACGAACGACATCCTGAAGCGCGGCACCATCAGCCTGATGAAGCGTATGGCGCGCACCGCCAGCCCGCGCATCCGGCCGGTTCGCGACCCCGGCAACAACAAGCTGACCTACATCGCCTACGCCCACCCGTATGCGTTCCGCGACCTCCGCGAGAACATGGTGGACGTCATGGACGACACCACGGCGGCCGGCCAAGCGATGAAGCTGTTTGAGGGCGGTGACCTGCTCTGGGACGGCGTGATCATCAAGGAACTCGAAGACATCCCGGTCTACTCGAACGGGACCATCGATGTTGCCCCGGTGTTCATGCTCGGCGCCCAGGCCATTGGCTACGCCATCGCTCGCCGCTGGAAGACGATCTCGAAAGAGTTCGACTACGGCGACAAGTACGGCGTTGCGGTGGATGGCATCGACGGCTTTGAAAAGCTGCGCTTCGGCACCGGCTCCGGCGATACCGACGACACCAAGGACCACGGCATTCTGACGTCGTGGCAAGCCTGCGTCGCGGACCTCTAAGCACCCCTGAAACCTGAGGGCGGCTCTTAACCGGGTCGCCCGCTTCTTCGAAAGGAACAGCTCATGGCTGCTCAAACTTTCGTCGGTACGAGGGCTGCGGCCACGTTCCCGACCTTCAAGGCTGATGGCGCTGGCCTCGTCCAGGTAGCCCGCGGCGCGTTCACGCTGACCGAAGTTCCCGAGGTTGGCGACAAGTACCAACTCTGCAAGCTTCCGGCCGGCGCCGTCGTGATCGGCGGGTACTTCGCCGCCACCGACATCGACACCGGCGCTGAGACCCTCGACATCGACCTCGGCAACGCCGCTAACGGTGTTGAGATCGCCGACCCGGATGCGTTCGGCAACTTCGGCCTGATCTCCGGCGATAGCCCCGGCGTCGATGTCACCAACGGCATCGTTGCGACCCAACGCGCCCTCGGCTTCACCTCGCCGCCCTCGTTCACGAACGAGACGACCGTTGAGGCCACCGTCGTGGCGGTTGCTGCCGCCGGCGGCACCGGCACTGTGGCCTGCGTCATTTACTACACCGTCGCCTAGGCCCGACAGGGGAGGGGTTCGCCTCTCCCCACCTCTTTCATCCGGCGCTCTCCTCCAGCAACTGGCCGGGCCAAGGCTGTTCCAGCGTTGATGGGCTTCTAGCCTCAATCGGGTGCGCCGGGCCGTCCTTTGGGCGGTGTTGATTGCCCGTAATCACGCCAGCCCGGATTTCCTCAAACTCAGGAGTTACCCATGAAGGCTCGTTTTATCGGAGACCCGAACGACAACTTCAGCGGTCCCGACGTGTTTCCGCTGCGTGGCGTGACCTTCCTCAAGGACAAGTGGACGTCGGTAGCCGACGTGGCCCTGTTCGAGAAGCTGCTGACCCACAACCATTTCGAGACCCGCGACGCCGGCTTTGTGTCGATTGAGCCGGAAGTTCCCACCGACGAAACCGGCCTGAAGCCGTGGTCGTCAGACGCCTTCTATGACGCCGTGCGCGCCACCGCGACGGCAGAGTTTGCGACTGCCGACCAGGGCGTGATCGCCGTCGCCGGACCTGACGCTTTCGCCACCTTCGACCGCGACGGTGACGGCAAGCCGGGCGGATCGAACGCCTCCGACGAAAAGGCTGCGCTGATCGCCCAACTGGAAGCGATGCCTGGCGCTGAGTTCGATGGCCGCTGGGGTGTCCCCAAGCTGCGCCAAGCCCTGGAAGCCGCCCGCTTCATGGCCGGCGACGAGGACTAGGCCGTGACCACGAAGGCCGACCTTCGCCGCATCATCCTGGGCCACCTGACGGTGATCGACGCTGAGAGCGACGTTGAGGCCGACCAAGCTTCGTTGCTGGACATCTTCATCGACGGTGGAACGGCCGAGCTGAAGGAAAAGGGCCTTTGCTGGTGGGACGATGATGCGATCCCCGCCGCTGTGACCCTGCCGCTGATGCGATACATTGCGGCGCTCTCCTGCAAGGCGTTCGGCAAGGGCAACAAGGGCTATGAGACCGACAAGGATGCGGCCCGCAAGGACATTGCGGCTCTGAAGTCCACCGAGCAGCGTCCCGAGCAGCAGGCCGAATACTACTGATGGCCGAGCGCGTCCTTCTCCAGCACGGCAAGCACACCGCTAAGGCTAAGGTCCCGGCCGAGAGCATTGAGCGGTTGCTGAACGCCTACCTGGAGAGCGTGCCAGACGGGAAGCTCCCGACACCGATCTACGGGACGCCCGGTCAGATCCTCTGGTGCGACGGACTGGAACTCGACCCTCGCGCGATGATCGTCATGGCCGAGGAACTGTACGTCGTCGCCGGGACCAAGTTCTACAAGATCGCCAACGACGGCGCGGAAACCGAACTCGGCACGATCCCTGGAACCGATGACGTCGGGATCGCCTCGGACGGGGCGAACATCGTCATGGTCGCCGAGGACGAAATCTACGTCTGGGACGGCGCCACACTCCAAGCGGTGACCGACCCTGACGCGCCGGCCGCGTCGAGCGTCGCTTACACCGATGGCTTTTTCATCTTCACCGAGACCGACACCCAACAGTTCTTCATCTCCGGCCTGCAAGCCCCACTCGACTACGACGCGCTGGACTTCGCATCGGCCGAGTGGAAGCCAGACATTCTGGTCCGCGCCTATGTCCTGCGCCGAACTCTCTATCTGTTCGGAACCGAGAGCACCGAGGCCCAGCAGAACACGGGCGGGGCCGACTTCCCATTCGCGCCCTACGAAGGGTTGCTCGTTGACGCAGGGCTGGTCGGCAAGAACGCCGTCACCTCATCCAACGACGCGATGTTCTGGTTCGCGACTGATCGCACCATTCGCCGGCTCGACGGCATCACCGCTACTCGGATTTCGAACCACGACATCGAGCGCATCCTGCTCTCGTGGATGCAGCCGGAACTCACCGTCGCGACGTCGCACGTCTGGCAGGGCCACCTGTTCGTCATCTTCCGCAACCCGGAAGGCTGCATCGTCTTCGACCAGACGACCGAGCTTTGGCACGAGCGGGCCTCGCACAACTCGCCGACCTGGCGGGTGAAGCACTACGCCGAATGCTACGGCCTGCGGCTCTACTCGTCGGCGACGATGGGCAAGATCTATCGCCTGGAAGACACGATCTACGACGAGGACGGCGAACAGCTCACGTTCGAGATGATCACGCCCTACGCCTACGACCGCGGCATGCGGTTCTCGCTGACGGACCTGGAAGTGATCACGCAGCCCGGCGTCGGCACCCTGACGCTCGATCCGGCCATGACCTGCGAGATGACCAAGGATGGCCTGACGTGGACCCCGCGCCGGGCTCGCCGGATGGGCAAGCTGGGCAAGTGGCTGAAGCGCGTGCTGTTCGGCACATGGGGGCAGGGCCGCCAGATGGCGTTCCGGTTCCGCATCACCGACCCGGTTCGCCGCGCCATCCTCGCCGTATATGCGGAGGTTGAACCCGAGCAATGACTACAGTCCAAGTTCCCCCGGCCAATGTGCCGTTCTTCGCCGCTGACGGCTCGATCAGCCAACCGTGGCGCAAGCTGTTTGATGGCCTGGCTGAGCGGGTCGGCGGCTACGACGGTGGATCGCAGCCGTCCAGCCCGGTTCTCGACGGTATCTCGTCACTGAACTCCACGCCCGGCCTACTCGCCCAACTGGACGCCGACAGCTTCACCAAGCGCACCCTGACCGCAGGGGCTGGCCTCACCGTCACCAACGGCACCGGGGCGTCTGGCAATCCAACCGTGGCGTTGACGGCTATTACCGGCGTCTCCGGGGTTCATGCCTCGCCGACCTCCATTACAATCGACGGGTATGGACGTGTCACGGCGATTTCCCCGTGATCCAACCTGATCGCGACCCGGAGTTCTGGGTCGCTGTCGCATCTCACCCGGCTCTAGCCCATACGCTCGGCGGTCACTCGCCGGACCTAATGGCCCAACTTCCGGCCAACGCCATCGCCCTCCGCGCCGAACATGGCGGGTTCATCTTCCTACAGTCCGACAGCTTCGGCCGCGCTTACGAGCTTCACACACTGTTTACGCCGGAAGGTTGGGGCCGCGAAGCCTTCCAAGCCGCCCGCGAAGCCTTCGACTACATCTTTGAGCGTGCTGACTTGGTGGTCACGCACGAGACCGATCACCCGCAATCACGTCCCCCTAAAACCTTTCGCTTCACCCGCCTTGGCGAGCGCCACGACACGCCAAACGGCGCGGTTCGGCTCTGGATGCTGACCCGCGATGCGTGGCTGAACTCTCCCGCTAGGAGCCGCTGAATGCCAGCAATTCCCGCCATCGCAGCCGGTATCGGCGCAGTCGGCACGATCTACGCCGCCAACAAGGGCGCGAAGGCCTCCGAGCAAGCCGGACAACTTGAGGCGCAAGCCGCTCGCGACGCCAACGCGCTCAACGAGAAGATCTATAACCAGACCCGCGCGGATAACGAGTGGCAGCGTCAACTCGGCATGTCCGCCGGTTCCGCGCTAACGAGCGGCTTCGGCTTGTCCAGCCCGTCGATGACCGGCTCTTACTCGTCGGGCGGCTCCACGGCGGCTCCCTCGGCTGACTGGAACTCCTACCTCCAGGCGAACCCGGACGTTCTGGCGTGGGCGCAACAGGGCGGTGGCGACCCGAACGGCGGCCCGAACCAGACGCTAGAGCAACGCGCGGCCTATCACTACGCCAACAGCGGCCAAAGCGAAGGTCGTCAAGTCTCGATGACCCAGCCGCAGGCAGCGGCCCCGAACGCGGCTCCTGCGGGCTATAGCGACCCCACGGCGACTGGCGGCTATACCAGCCCAGCACGCCCGACGATGGCCCCGCTGGACATCTCTACCGCGGCGTTCAAGGAAAGCCCCGGCTATCAGTTCAGCCTTGCCCAGGGCAACAAGGCGCTCGGCAACATCGCTTCGGCCAATCGCGGCTTGATGAGCGGCCAGCGCATGAAGGCGGCCGGCGAATACAACGTCGGCATGGCGGATCAAGAGTTCGGCAACTGGCGCGACTACACGACGAACCAGTACAACAACGACCGCAATTACAGCGAGGCTGTTTATCAGTCCGACCGTGGCCGCCTCGATGATCGGTACGACACTCGCAACAGCCAGCTTCTAAGCATGGCGGGCTTCGGCGCTCAGGCGAACAGCCAGAACCAGAGCGCAGCCCAATCCTTCGCCAACAACTCGGCGAACCTGTCGATGACGGGCGCTCGGGCGCAGGGCGACGCCAAGGTCAACGCGGCCAATGCATGGTCCCAGGGCATCGGCGGCATCGTGAACACCGGGGCCTATCTCGCCGGCCAATACATGGGTGGCGGCAACGCCAAGAAAAACCCGTCGATGACTGGCGGCTATGTCGCTGGCTACAGCCCTAGCTGGGTAGGTTCCTGATGGTCCAAATCTACGTTCCGAGCCCGATGGACGCTATCTCGGCCTTTGAGGCCGGGCAAAAGGGCGCCATGACCCGCCGTAAGGATCAGGCCTCGCGCCAGATCGGGGGGCTGATGGCTTCCGGCGACTACAAGGGCGCGTCGGCTGCTGCTTACGGCGCGGGCGAGTACGGGACCGGTCTTCAGCTAGAGAAACTAGGCTCGGAGCAGCGCTCCAGTGAGCGTCGCCGCGGTTATGGCGAACAGTTCGCGGCCGGCAAGGGCAAGGAGGCTGTCACCCAGGCTTACGGCGCGGGTGACTTCGAAATTGCTGGCGACCTGCAGAAGGCCATCGACGCAGCATCCGAGGCTGAAAAAGCCACGATGAAGGCCAAGGCCACGCGGATCGCCCAGCTTGTGGCCCCGCTCGGCGACATTCCAGACATCGCCGCTCGAAAGGCATACATCAATCAGAACGCAGCCGCGCTGATCGAGGCTGGCTATACCCAAGAGCAACTTGCGACGTTCGAGCCGACCGACGCCAACCTCGCGCCGATCTATGCCGAAGCCTTGGGGCTTGAGAAGTACCTCGACTACCGCGAAAAGCGCTACAAGCCCGACTGGAAAGAACAGAAGAACGCGGACGGCTCCACGGTCTGGGTGGACTTCAACGACCGCAACGGCGGTCAGCCGCAGTCGCAGGCGAGCGGACAATATGCGGGCGGTGCAGGGTTCGAGGCCCACATCCCCGGCGTCCTGCAGCGCGAAGGCGGCTTCGTGGCGTCTGACGGCGACAGCGGAGCCCCGGCGAACTTCGGCATCAACCAGCGCGCCAACCCCGATATCGACGTCAAGAACCTGACCGAAGACGGCGCTAAGCAGATCTACAAGCAGCGCTATTGGGATGCGATCAACGGCGACCAACTGCCGCCCGAAGCCCAAGCTGCGGTGTTCGACTCCGCGGTAAACCAAGGCGTCGGTGCTGCGACTGAAATGTGGAACCAGTCGGGCGGCGACGTTCGCAAGTTCAATGAGCTTCGCCTCGCCCGCTATCGTCAGACCAAGGGCTATGACAAGTACGGCAAGGTCTGGGAGCGCCGCGTTGCGGAAACCACGCCGCAATCCGCCCCCAGGATGGCCGCCGCAGCCCCACAGATGGGCGCTGAGCCGGTTCTGGCCGGTGGGTCGGGCAATGACGCCATTCAGCCTTACCAAGTCGCCAGCATGGGCGCTACGCCTGCGCCTCCGACCGGACCTCGCACCCGTCAGGGCTCGGCTGCTCCGCGTCCTGAGTGGCAGGATCAGCCGGACGGCTCGCAAGTCAACATCCGCACGGGTGAGCGCAAGGGCGACCGCACCGGGGCAGGCGGCTACACGCCCAAGCAGACCAACGAGGCGACCGTCGAGCTTAAGGGCAAGTTCGAAGGCCTGCCGCACGTCAAGGCTTTCCGCGACGTCCAGGCTAGTTACGCGGTCATCAGTTCTATCGCCAAAAAGAAGGAACCGACCGCCGCCGACGACCTGTCTCTCATCTTCTCGTACATGAAGATGCTCGATCCGGGTTCCGTCGTGCGGGAAGGGGAGTTCGCCAACGCCCAGAACACGGGCGGCGTGCCCGACGTTGTGGTCAACGCCTACAACAAGGCGCTGAGCGGCAATCGCCTGAACGCTCGTCAGCGGAATGACTTCGCCAATACCGCGGGCCAGATCGTCATTGATCGCCGCGGCCAGTTCGACGCCACGGCCACTGAATACCGCCGCCTGGCGCAAGACGTTGGGGCCAATCCAGACCGCATCGCGCCTGATCCTTCGACATGGAAGGCTAAGGCTGAAGCGGCGAAGAAAGCCGCTCCAGCCGTCTCGGCTGCTCCTGCCAACAAAGCTGAACTCGTCAAGCAAGCTCGTGACGCCATCGCTAAGGGTGCGCCTCGCGCCGCCGTCATCCAGCGTCTGCGCCAACAAGGCGTGGACACGAAAGGCATCTGACGCATGGGAGCCTTTGACGACCTCATCCCAAAGGGCGGGCTGTTTGACGACCTGATCCCGAAGGACAAGACCTACGCTAAGGCGCGGAAGAAGGTCGAGGATCGTGACGCCTCCCGCCGTGCTAACTCCGAGCGGTTCGGCGGCAAGATTGGCACGACTGTTGACGACTTCACGGCCCAGGTCGCCCGCAACTCAGGCGCGTTCGATGAAGTCGCCGGGGCCATGAACTACGCTCTGCAGGGTGGTGAAAACCTTGTACGCCGCGCGACCGGCAAGCCCGTCGAGATCCCGGCCGCTACCGCTGCCAAAGCGGCGATGGATTTCGAGCGCGCCGAACAGGCTCGGATCGCGCGTGAACGGCCGATGCTGAACGGGCTCGCCATGGGCGCAACCATCGTCACGTCCGCTCGCCCAACCGGCGCGGGCATGATGACGAACCCGTTTTATGCTGGTGGGGCCGCTGCGGTTCAGAACGCGCCGTTCGCGTTGGCTCGTCAGGAGGGCACGCTTAAGGAGCGTTTGCCTGGCGCAGCGAAGGAAAGCGCTATCGCCTTCGGGACCGGCGCTGCTCTTCAGGCTGGCGCAAACGCTCTGGGCGCTCGCGCCGTGACGCGCCGTTCAGCTCCGGCCTCTCCGCAACGCCAACTATCCCGCCAAGGCGTGGATCTGACGCCAGGCCAAATGGCGGGCGGTACGCTGCAGCGCGCCGAAGACGCGATGACCAGTGTTCCCATTCTTGGTGACGCGGTTCGCGGTGCTCGCATCCGGGGTGTGGAGAGCTTCAACCGAGCGGCGGTGGATCGCACCCTTGCACCTGTGGGTGAGGCGTTGCCGGCGAACGTCAATGTTGGTCGCGACGGCCTTCGGGACGCCACGCAGCGCATCTCACAGGCCTATGACAACGCTCTTGGCGGTGTGAATGTCGCGCCTGACGCCCAATTGTCGCAAGACTTCCTGGCGATCACTCAGACTCCAAACCTGACCGGAGCCCAGCGCGAGACGCTCGACACGATCCAGGGCGACATGGCGTCGCGGTTCGCCGGCCGCGTGGACGGTGAGACTTGGAAACTGATCGACAGCGACCTCGGAAAGGCGATCCGCGCCGCGGACAACGCCAGCGCCAGTCAGCCGGGCGGGACCATGTTGCGCGACGCGCTTCAGCGTCTGCGCGATGCTCACCTGGGCGTGCTCGAGCGGTCCAACCCGCAAGCGTTCGCCGCGGTGCGCGCTGCTGATGAAGCAACGGCCAATCTGGCGCGCATTCGGCAGGCGTCTCAGTACACCGGCACGAGCGCGCGCGACGGCGTGTTCTCACCGGCCGATCTGAACCGCGCCGTGCAGGGCATGGACACCTCGGCTGGCAATCGGGCTTTCGCTCAGGGCGACGCCTTGATGCAAGACCTGACAGAGCCAGCGATGCGGGTGCTGCCTCAGACGGTGCCCGACAGCGGTACGCCGTTCCGGTCGCTTATGACGGGCGCGGGCCTATCAGGTGGCGGCATGGCGTTGGGTGTTGATCCTGGCACCGTCGCCATCGCGGGAGCGGGCCTGATGACCGGGGCTGGAGCCTATTCCGCGCCCGTTCAGCGCCTGATCAATGCGATATACCGCGCGACCACGCCGGGTCAGGCTTCGGCAGCGCTTTCAGAACTGCAACAGGCGGCGGCGCGGAACCCTGCTCTAGTTCCCGCATACGAAGCTGCAGTTCGGCAAGTAACTGATCGGCTTCCGAGCGTCGGCGGTCAGCCAGCGCCGCGAGAAGCCCAACCAGTATCCATGACGCGGTAAGCGCCCACTCCGTCGCGTTGAACATCAGCGTGAGCACGACGGCGGCAATCGCCAGCGGCAAGACCGGAATTCGCATACCGAGATTCTAGCAGCGTCGAGACGACGCCGCATCCCTTTTGATGGAGGCCCGCTGTATGGCCGCAGGTCGTCTAATTGTGCCCGGCTACATGCCGGCCGAGGATCACAATGGCGACCGCTACGTGGCGCCCTTGTTGTATTGGTATGAGAACGAAACCGTCACGCTGAAGGCCGTCTATACGACCGCCGCGCTGGACGTCGCTCACCCGAACCCGGTTCCCGCCAACGACGCGGGTGTCTGGCCGGCGATGTGGGCCGAGAACGACGAACTATACTCGGTCGCCGGGACCGAGGCGGACGGAACGCCGATCCCCGGCCTGTCCTATGATGACGTGTCGTCGTCCAAGGAGGCGACGCTGGCGAGCGGCGACCTGGCTGAGGCCGCAGCGATCACTGCGCAGATTGCAGCCGATGCCGCGCAGGCTGTGTCGGACAAGTTCGGCGATGTGGATGCTGCGATCACCGCTGCGCAGGCCGCGCAGACCGCCGCCGAGACCGCCGAGGAACACGCCGAGACCGCGGAGACCAACGCCGAGGCGGCGCTGGCCGGCGCGCTCGCCGCTCAAGCCGCCGCTGAGTTGGCCCGCGACGAAGCGGAGGCAATCGCCGACTTCGACCCAACGACCTACGTCAACTCCGCAGCGTCGCAGTCTTTCAACGATGCCGCCAAGCTCCAAGCGCGCACCAACATCGACGCGCAGCCGGTGCTTGCGATTGTCGATCGACAAAAGGTTGGAACCGCCTCCATCGCGTCCGGCGTCCTGACCCTCGACGCCTCGGCCGCGTCAATCTACGTCGTGACCTGGAGCGCCAATATCACGTCGCTGGTCATCACTGGCTGGGCGGCGGGGACTGATGTCCAGACCTTGACCTTGATCCTGATTGGCGGCGATGGCTCGTCCTACACCTTCGGGGCGGCATACAAGGCGCTGAACAACACCGCGCCGTCGCTCTCCACCACGACTGGCAATGAGAACGTCCTGCACTTCTGGACGAAGAACGCCGGCACGCGCATCTGCTACTCTGGCTCAGGCTTCTACCCCGCATGAGCCTAGCTCGCCGTCTTATGCGATCAACGGCTGTTCCGTTCCAGCCCGGCCAAGCCGAATACGCTGGTGGCGGCTCGACTGCCAAGACCTATGACTTCCAAGTCCCTGCTGGCGTCACTCGGATATCAGCAGTCGCGATCAACGCCGCGATGCAGGGGGCGAATGTCGCGCCGTACAACGGCGAGCCCGGCGGCCCGCTTCACTGGCGAGAGTTCGACGTCACACCCCTTGAGTGGCTGACGGTCACGGTTGGCACCGGAGTTGGCCGCGGCGCGGTCAAGGAAAGCTCGGTCAAGCGCGGCGGAACCTATCTCGTGCGCCCCGGCTACCACCTGAGCCTTGGTGGTGGTGGCGGCGACGGCGGCGGGGGCGGCTTCGGCGCGGCAGGAAGTGGTGGGCTCGGTGGCGGCGCGGGCGGCTATGACGGCGGTGGCGGCCGGGGCGGAAACTATACCGGCACGGTCAACGGCGGACAGGCCGGCGCAAACAGCGGCGCGGGGCGGGGCGGGGATTCGGACAGCGTTCCGTACGGCTACGCGGGCATGCTTGGTGAAGGCACGGGTCTTCTGGGCCTGTCCGAAGACCTTTCGACTTCCCTTGGGCCGAAGCTGTTCGGCGGCGGCGCATACTGGGCTGGAGCGGCGCAAAGTGGTGGTGTGCGGCTGCTCTGGGGCGGCGGGCGCGCCTATCCGGGCAACGCCCCCGATGCGGAGGACGACACAGCCGCGACCTTCATCGCGGCGGCGTCTGGATCTAGCGCCGCTTTCACGTTCCACACGGGCGCGCTGGCGGGCGATCTTGTCGTGCTGCACATCGGCACCGCTGGGTCCGGCTCAATCACTGGCGTCACCGGCTCGGCCAACTGGAACCAGGACGCGAGCGGGCTCTGGTACTGGAAGCAGGTCACTCAGGCCGACATTGACGCTTCTATCGCTGGGACCATCGCTTTCAGCGCCACGATATCGTTCGCATGGATCACCGCCACCTATCGCGGCCCACGCGTAGCCGTTCAACGCTCGCTCGTCAGCCAAGCGGCGGCGAACGTCGTCATCCCCGGCTTCACCAAGCGGACCGACTGCAAGCGCGTTCTGGCCCTCGTGAGGGATTCCGGCAACAGCGGGTCGATATCCGCGCCGAGTGGCTTCACTAGCCGGCAAACCAAGCTCAGCAGCAACCTGCGCACGCTGCTCGCTGACGTCGCGCCAGCTTCCTACACCGATGGCGCGTCGGTCACCGCATTCACCGTCGCCGACCCAATCGGAACTCTGATCGAACTCTACTGACGCCCAGCGCTCAACGCTGACGGCCCGCGCCTTCGCGCACCCCCACACATCACTAGGAGCCCGCGATGGGTACGAACACCAAGGTTGGCCCCAACCAGGAGCCGGCGAAGCGCTTTGACTATGTCGTCAACATCGACCCCGAAACGGGCTTGCCCGTTGTTGGTGGAGGTGGCGGCGGGAGTGGCGATGCCTCGGCATCGAACCAAGTCACGGGCAACACGCGCCTCGGTGATCTGACCGAAACCGCGCCGGCCAGCGACACCGCTTCGTCCGGTCTTAACGGTCGCCTGCAGCGTATCGCCCAGCGCCTCACCGCGCTCATTACGGCATTGACTGACGGCACCGCTCGTATGGTGCTGAATGCTGGCTCGGCGATCATCGGCAAGGTCGGCATCGACCAAACCACGCCAGGCACGACGAACGGCGTGGTAATCAAGGACAGTTCCGGCAACGCGATTGATCAGACGGCGACAATCAATGTCGCCCAAGACAGCGCCGTCATGAAGCTGGCCGCTGTGTCGGTCACGCCGAAGTTCGCCAAGATCGCACTGTCGGCCTCCGGAGACCCTATCGCCGCGGTCACAGGCAAAAAGATCCGCGTACTCGCCTACAACATCATGGGCGCGGGCGCGGTAAACGCCAAATTCCAGTCCAACGCCTCTACCGATTTGACGGGGCTGAAGTACATCGCCGCGGCGGGCGGCGGCATCTGCGCACCGTTCAATCCGGTCGGTTGGTTTGAAACCATATCTGGTGAGAAGCTGACGCTAAATCTCTCTGCAAGCGTCGGGGTGGGTGGCGAAATCACCTACATCGAGGTCTAGCGTGAGCTTGCCCCTGTTGGGTGCGGGGCCGGGCACTGACGCCCCGTCGGCCGCCATTGGGACACCGGTAAATCAGGCGACCGGCGGCAGCGGCGGCGGGGTGGCGACGAGCTACGCGCTCACCGCGACTGCCGCTGACGTCCCAGCCGGCGCGCACCTGTTCGTTCTCGCGGGCATCTCCAACTCCAACACCCTCAACTCCGTCTCGGACAGCGTGAACGGAGCGACGGGCTGGACGTTGGGAAGCCCCGTGTCTCTAGGCGGCGGGACGTTCGTTCTCTGCTATCGCCAGCAAGGCGGGTCGGCGCTACCGGCCGGGACGGTGATCACCGTCACCCACGCGAGCGCCACGGGCAACAAGACGGGTGTCGCGTTCAGCGTCAACGGTCTGGACAACTCTGCGCTGATCGACCTGGCGATGGCTGGGACGTCAGCGACCAGCAACACGCCCAGCCACACCTCGGCGGCCTTCAATAGTGCCAACGTCCTGGCGATGGGCTTTGTCTTCCGCGCCGCGGCCACGGGCGACGCCTACACGGCTGTCGCGCCATTCACAGGCTTGAGCTCGGCCAGCGCCGGGGCGGGGAGTGCTGATCTCCACGTCGACTACTCGATCCGATCATCGACCGCCGCCGTCACGTTGGCACCGACCGTTGCCGCGACCTCCAGGCTCTGGGTGGCGCTCATCGTCGGCCTGAAGGGGTTCTAACATGACGTTCCGACTTCGCTCGCGAGGCGGTGGAGGCTCTACGCCTTCCGCCCCGGTCAACACAGTCCTGCCGGCCATCACGGGCTCGCCGACTGTCGACTCGACCCTCACCGCCTCCACGGGAACCTGGACCGGGAGTCCGACCAGCTTCGCCTACCAGTGGAAGGCGGACGGAGCGAACGTCGGGACCAACGCCAACACCTATGTCCCGGTCACGGGAGACGTCGGCAAAAACATCACCTGCACGGTCGCGGCGACGAACGCGGGTGGATCGACCGCGGCGACGAGTTCGGCCGTGGGGCCGGTTGTCGAGGCGGGCGGTTTGATCACTAACGCCTCCGAGCTGCAGGCTGCCCTCACGTTGAACGCTAGCGCGGGCGGGGTTACGCTGGACGTGTCGCCCCTGGCGACTGACCTCGACGGCTTCACGTTCACGAACATCAATCCGGCCGCGCCCATCGTCCTTCGAAGCGCCAACACCTCCCTGGTGTCCATGGCTTCGGTCCGGTTCGCGAACTCGACCAACATCCACTTTGAGTATTTCGATTTCGGCGACAACATCACGACCGGCTTTTGTGTGGACACCTCGCCGTCAGGCCTTGTCCTCACCGATATCCGCTTCTGGCGCTGCTCGGCCTACGGGGCGACGTATGACGTGAACGGCGATTATTCGGTTGGCGCGGCGCCCACGGCACGGTCAGGATTTGGCTGCGTATTTCGGCGAATTTGGGTGATGGAGTGCTCTTTCCAGTACCTCAACAACGCCGTGAAGCCGAACAGCATGCGCGGCAGATGCCGTGTCGATAAAAACAAGTTCGACGCGATCTATGACGACAACGCGGCCTGTTACTGGGACCCGCTCAACGATCCGCCGCACTATTCAACGTTCAACTGGAATGAGATCACTCGGCCAACGGGGCTGGAAACCGACAACGGGGGCGGCGGACCTCACTCGGACGGTATCCAGTTCGCGAGAATTGTCAGCGCGGGAGGCCCCCTGATCGGGGTGGAGTGCATCGGAAACGAGGTCTTTGACGGCAACAGCCGTGGCTCCCTTCAGATGAACATCGTTCGCGCCACAACCGCCTCCTATTTGCATATGAAGTGCGCGCATAACCGCCATTACGTGAACAGCGACTCGACGCTGCCCGGCGACGGCAAGGCTCCAGCCCTGGATGATCAGTCGGAGGCTTGGTGCTTCAACAATGCGGGGTTCCACACAAAGCCCGACTTTGCGGGGAATGTGGGAACGGATGCGTTCGTCACCAATAAGACGGGCAACTACAGCCTGATGCGGAACAACGTCGGAACCCATGTCGATACGACCGGCAATGTTCGAAAAGAAAACAACGTGGTTCTTGCCAAGAGCAGCGCGGCTTATCTTGCGCTGGTTGATGGTCCAGCCTTCAGCCCGACGACACTTGAGCAATGCCGCACCATGTACAAGTACAAGGCCGGTGGCGTGCTCGCGCACCTTCGGGACACCGTGGACTATGTAGCCAAGACCGTCGTTCTGGCCGACGAACCAGGCTGGATCGCAGTCGAAAGCCTAACCGGGCAAGCCGCCGCGACCGCGATTGAAAGCCCCTGGCTGAAGCTGATGGGCGGGCCAGCTGGCCGGCCGCTCAGTGTGACGAACTGCCAATATCAGATCGCTGATGACGCCTCGGGAACTAATGCGACGACGTACACCAGCGCTTCCGGGACGATGGATGCCGGCAAGTTCATTCGGACAAAGGCGATGACCGGAGCGTCAGGCTCTAGCGTGACGCCGACCATCACGATTGACGGCTACGTGAACAGCTACACCCTCACGGCGGCGTAAGGCCGCGCCGGTTAGACCGAAGCCGATGATCATCATCGCCCAGGTGGCCGGTTCCGGCACCGCCGCGATACGGTCATTCTGGAAGACCAAATTGTCGATGTAGGCCGGGCTGTTCGCAATGTGGAAATACCAGCGATTGCCGGCCTCAAGGGGTCGGTGAGCCGGCAGCGTGTAGGTCGTCCATTGACCCCCAGTCAGGCCAAAGTGCGGGAACTCCGGGCTCCCTATCATGTGCGTATCGTTGGGCACCCACACATCGAACGAGATGAGGTCGGCAGTATAGATGAACGCTGCGCCCCATTCGGTCTTGTCGCCGGTTGGCCCCCCCTCGACGAAGAGTAGACCATCGCCACCGGCGTTCTGGGTCAAATTCAGTACCTTCCCGCCGGAGCCGCCAGGGTCCAGGGCAATGATGCCGGTCGCCTTCGCAATAGCGTAAGGGGTTCCCTCAAGCGCGCTCGATCCGGTCGAGGCGCCCAGCGCGTACCCTTCGAAATCAATCACCGTCGCCGCGCTCGCCGAACCCGCGCACGCAAGCACCAGGGCAGCCGAAGCCGCCGCAATAAGTCTCTTCATCCGTCTGCCCCTCAGCAAGAACGTTGGTCGTTAACCATCGTCCTCGCGATAAGGCGAGTCGAGTCATCTAGTGGTTGAAAATGGTCAGGCCTTGATCGAGGCCACGAAGGCGATAGCCCAGCCGAAGAAGCCCGCGCCCGCGATGACTAGCAATAGCAGCGCCCGGTTCGTGAAGGCCCAAGGCTTGCGGTAGCTCACTTGCCCGGCCCTCGATCCACCTTGACGCCGTTCTGTTCCAGGAAGCGCAGAGCGTTGGAGTAGAGGGCGAAGGTGTCGTCCAGATGGCCCCACTTCGCCCTGTAACGGCGGGACTTCAAGGCGACCCGATGGGGGGAGTGCTTGCGCTGACCCGCCGAGTACCAGGGCGATGGCGCGTCAAGATAGACGTTCATCAGGGGGCGCAGGACTTCGACTAGCTGCTGCGCCACCTCGACTGCGGTTGCATCTGGCCCGAGCACGACTTGGCTTGCGGGCCGCTCCCAATATGTCCCTCCGCGGCGAAGAAAGCTCACGGGGCGAACCTGACGTAGCTGGCCCAGCCGAGGGCGCCGATGACGGTTAGGGTGAGCGCGTAGAAGCCGATAACCCAGCCGATCACCCACGGCGTCATCTGTTCGTGCTCGGCATTGTCGCCGCCGTAGCGTTCTTCAAACCAGTCGCCAACGATGACCCCGAGCCAGAACGGAGTGAAGGCTGGCGCCAGAAACATCAACTGGACGGCGGTCTTCCATTTTGGCGGCTCGGGTAAGCGGGTCGGATCGACCACCACCTCCGCTTTCGCCTCATTTACCTGCGTACCGTCCACGTCATTTCGCCTCCAACCGTTGAGTGTGGCGACACCGTGAGTCCCGCGTTCCGAGCAGTCCAATTGGTAATTTGAATCGATCTCCCGACATCGATTCACCGACTCTATCCATGCGCGCGGCGAGCGATTTCCTCGCGCAATCGGACCCGTAAGCGCCAACCCGCACGGGTTCTGACCGCCCCCACTATCCCTTCATGAAGCCCTCGACGGAGCGCCGCCGATGAACACCCGCCTATTCCAGCGGAGCCCCTCCTATGTCCGATAAGCTGGAAGTCACACGAGAGGTTGGCGCTATCGCCTTCCGCACAGCGCCTGGGCTGGTGGGGTCCGTCGCGCTCTGGGGCGATTGGGTCGGCCTACTGGTCGGCGTTCTGACAGTGATTTTCCTGCTGATGCAGATCGGTCACTTCGTCTGGAAGAACTGGCTGAAGCCTAATCCGCCCCCGGAGCCGTGGGTGTGAGCGCCGTCACCAACCGGGCGACTGTAGGCGTCGGTCTCGCCGCAGTGATCGCTCTCGCTGGCCCCACGGTAGCGAAGTGGGAGGGGTACTCCAACGACCCCTATAGAGATCAGGCGGGCATATTGACGGTCTGTCGAGGCGAGACGGCCGGCGTTCAAAACCGCCGCTACAGCGACGCCGAGTGCGACGCGATGTTCCGCCGAAGTCTCACCAAGCACGCCAGCCCGATCCTGCAGTGTCTGCCGGCGTCGGCTCCACCCTCGGTTCTCGCCGCGTTCGTCTCGCTCGGCTATAATATCGGGGTAGCCGCTGCATGCGGATCGACCGCGGCGAAGAAGGTCTGGGCGGGCGACTTCCGCGGCGCCTGCAACGGGCTCCTGGCTTGGAACAAGCTGCGTCACTGGCGCACCAAGCAGCTCGTGTTTTCGCAGGGCCTCGCGAACAGGCGGGCTGACGAACGCGCCTTGTGCCTCTCGGGCCTCCGCTGATGGCCCTGGCCCGCCTGCTGATCCTGCTGCTGACGGCTGGGTGTTCGGCTTACGCGCAACAGCCCCCGACCCGTCTCAATAGCTCGCCTGTCGCCGACCGCTACGGCTGGAGCGCTCCAATCATCATCATTCAGGGCCGCGTCGTTCCAAGCGGTGACACATGACCCCCGAGCACATTCTCCCGGCCTTCGCGAAGGTCCAACAAGCACGGTGGCTGGCCCAGTGGTCAGCCTATCGCGCGTCCATCGGCCTGCCGCTTCCTAAGCGCCGCCGAAAAGCCCGCCCCGCACCCGGCGTTTATGACGCTGCTGAGATCGAAGGCTGACATGGCCGTAAACGCCCCCACCGAAGCCGAACTTGAAGCCCTAAAGGAATACGCCGAGACCGACCGTCAGCGCGAAGTCATCGACCTCGTCATTCAGCACGGGAGCGGTCGAGCTGCAGCCAGGGCGCTGAACATCCGGGCCAGCGGCGTGAACGACGTCCTCTTCCGGGTTCGGGCTCGGGCGGCCCGTCAGGGCTACGCGCCAGGGCACTTCGACCAAGGCGTGGCGCCGGGCTTCGTCATGGGCAAGGTCACCGTCCACCGAAACAAGTTCGGGGAGGTCGAGCAGACCTGGGAGCGGCAATCTCCTGACGCCCAGGCCCAGCTAGAGGCGGTCCTGGCGGCGATCTCAGACGCCGCACAGAGCCTTCCGCGCCTGCCGCCCATCGCAGCGCCATCTTTCACCCTGCAACGACTCCTGAACCTCTACATCTTCACCGATTACCATCTCGGCATGCGGGCGTGGGCGGAAGAGGGCGGGGCCGATTGGGATCTGCAAATCGCCGAAAATCTGATCGTCCAGTGCTTTGAGCACATGATCGCCAGCGCCCCGGCCGCGCGGGTCGGCCTGATCGGGCAGCTTGGCGATTTCCTGCACTTCGATAGCCTGCTTCCCGTCACCCCGACCAGCAAGCACGTTCTGGACGCCTCCGCGCACTACAAGGCGATTGTAGACGCCGCGATCCGCATCATGCGCCGAATGATCGACTTCGCCCTTCATCGTCACGAAGAGGTCGTGGTCCTGGCAGCGGAAGGGAACCACGATATGATCGGCGGCGGCGTGTGGCTACCGGCTCTGCTGGCGGTGCTGTACGAGAATGAGCCGCGCGTGACGGTCATCCGCAGCGCGACGCCGTATTATGCCTATGAGTTCGGCAAGACGATGTTGGCCTTCCACCACGGCCACATGAAGAAGAAAGAGAGCCTGCCGGAACTGTTCGCCGATACCTTTGACGAGATGTGGGGCCGCACCAAGAAGCGTTACGCCCACACCGGCCATTTCCACCACGAAGTGATCGTGACCGAGAAGAGCGGGATGCGGGTCATCCAGCATCCGACGCTTGCCCCGAACGACAGCCACAGCGCCAGGGGCGGCTACAGCCCGCACGGCCGGCAGACTTCCGTGATCACGTACCACGAGAGGTTCGGCAAGGCGTCTGAGCAGACAGTCACGCCGGAAATGCTCGCCGCCTAGTCCACATTTGGACGCTCGGTACACGCCAAGTTCGGCGCCACGCTCAACGCCTTGTGCCGCAAGGGATTGGGCTCCAAAAATGCCTTAAAAGGCCGATTTGGGCGCCACGCCAATCCGCCGCTCCCTGCTGAGCGCTCACCCTATCCTTTAGAATAGATCCGAACTCGTGGAGCGCGCCCATGTGGTGGACCCTGCTTGGCGTCTTGGCATTCGTCATCGGCCTGGGGTTCGCGGCTGTGTGGGGCGTGCGGCGAGCCATCCTGAGGCTTCTCAATGGTCGTTGACAGGCTCCCAGCCAAGGTGCGCGGCGAGCTTGGATCGAACCTGATCCTTGGAGAGCGTTCCGTTCATCTGGCCATAGACGAAGCTGACCCGCTGCTCGCGATACTCAGCCGCGCTCATTTGAACGTTCCGCGCCGCGCTCACAAGGCGGTCAAGAAGGTCGGCGTCGGTGACGTTTTCCATACCCATACAATAGCCGATTATGCTTATGAATCAAAGCGAAAGGCGCTATAATGTCTTCCATGGAACGACGCATTATCGCCGGTCTGATTGGCCTTTTCGTTCTGGTCGCTGTCGTCTTCGGCGTCCGCCACATGCTGGCCGAGAACGAGCGCCTGAAGGCTGATCTCGCCGTCGAGAAACAGCAGTCCGAGAACAACGGCGAGGCGTCCCGACAAGTGGACCGCTACCACAACACCACGACCATCATCCGCGAGAATCAAGAGGCCGCAACCGATGCAGTCCAAGCCCTGCCTGGCGCCCAAACGCCCCTTGATCCTGATCGCCGCGCTGGCCTGTGCGAGCAGCTTAGCCGCATGCGAGACGGCGCCCCGGTCTGCCTCGATCCTGATCCCGCAATCGTTCCGTGAGCCTTGCAAAGGAGCTACGAGCCCAATGAACACCCAGGCGGATATGGACGTCTTCATGGTGCGCCAGGAAGCGGCCCTGCAGACGTGTGAGGCTAAGCGGCTCGGCGTGGTGGGGCTGGTGGACAAGGCCCAGACCAAACCGAAACGCTGGTGGGACTTCCGCCTTCCGGATAGCTGAAAGGCTACTTGCCCCACGCCTAGCGCTCCGCTCTGGCGTTGAGCGCTTCATAAACATCAGCCGTCTAGGCTCTACTGGCCCGTCTCATTCAGTTGAGGCGGGCTTTTTTGTTGGCTCTATGCGCTCAATCATGTCCGCTGCGACGTCCCAGGTGCTCGCTCGACGGTCAAAGCGCTCGCGACGCTCATCATTGGTCGCCGCGTCGGCTTTAGCTGAATTGTTGGCTTCGCCCTCGCGACACAGCTTGACCGCTTCTAGGATTGCGTCAGCGAACCCACGTTCGTAGTCGCCGGTCATATCGCTCGATCCTCTGTCGCTTAGAAACCAGCATCCGCGTTGATGAGCGTTGCGATCTGCGCCGCTAGCTCCGCCGTAAAGCACATGCAAATGACGTCGCCACCATTATCGCGAACCACGTTGCCATCAGCGCTGACGGGGACGAAAACGCGTGAGGGCGGCGCGAAGCCGCGAGGCGGGTTCAGCAGCGTCGTGGTCATATCGCTTGATCCTCTGTGACCTATGCAGGCGCCGTTGCGAGAGAGTTCTGCTGCCGAGCCTCCCACCTCGCCCTGGATGCTTCCATTTGCTCCTGCTCGACCCGATTGATTTCCTGAACAGCTTCCGCCAACTCGACCGGTGCCGTACCGTTGGTCATGTAAGTTCTGAGCCGGCCTTCGATTTTAGCCTCGCGCTCTTGGGCGTTATAGGTAGACCCTGAGCCGCAGTAGCCGTCGCCGGTGAATTCCATGTAGATAGGACCCTCGACCAGCTTCTCCACACATTGCCGCATCTGGTCGATTTCAGAGACGGTGTAGGGGCGCTCAACAGTCTTGTAGGACACCTCGGTCATGTCGCGCTTTCCTCTGTGATCGGGTTCGCTTGCACTGCGCCGATCATGGTGTCGGGGCCGTCATAAGCCAACGCGGCGGCGAGTTGTTCTGGCGTCAGGGTAGCCAAAAAGCCCGTCATGGGGCGGGGTTGCGGCCGCTCGGTCATGTCTCACCGTCCTCTGTGATCGGACCCCTTGAGGGCCGACGAAGGGCTGGTCTGGGATGCCCTCAAACTCTTCAATTCATCGCGTAGATCAAGACGATAAACCCCACCATCCCAAACCCTAAGGCGTAGCCTAGGTGTCGGAGCATCTAGGTGAACGGGCCTTTTGCGACGCGGGCAGCGACCACCCTTGGGTCAATTCGATAGCCGCGACGCGCGGCTTCCTCGCGGGCCAGTGCATTACCAGCCGCTACCGCCGCTCGCTGCTTGCTAAGGCGGGCATCAATCTTCGCATATGTCTCGGAGGTGACGCGAACCACCTCGGCTCGCTCATCAATCGAGAGCTCTTCAAGGCTTGGCAGGGTGGGCATCGCGTAGACCTTTCCAGTAGTCGCGCACCGCATCCACGTATCGCGCGTAGGCAGCCCCCTTCAACTCCGCCTTCGCATCCGCGACCTTCTTGGTCTCAGCCAGCATGCGACGCCGCTCCCAGTTACGCCAGTGGTTGCGGCCCTTGTGCTTGGCGCACTCCCGGCGATGAGCTGCGTCGGCAAGCCGCTCGCGCTGGTTCAGATCCCGCGCTCGGCGTGGTCCGACCAACTGCTGATCGATAAATTCCATCCCCAGATTCTACCCTCACCGCAAAGCTACGGGAAGGGGAATATATCCTTGATCGCTGACGATATCGCTATAGAATCCAACGCATTGGTTCTGGGCGCGAAGTCCTGCGTTCATCGTGGCCAGCCGGAAACGGCTAGCGCTCAGAGCTGATCTTGGACACCGACCCAGCACCAACGTCGGTAGCTTTCGCCACAGGCCAACGCTGAGGCGATCCGGGTACAGTGCGTAGACCGAGGCCCCACGGATTCTCTACGCCGGACTGGCAGACGAAAGCGGCAAGTAGGTTGGGGTTTGATCCCCCGGCCCAAAGTCGGGCCGACGAGTTAGGTGTTGCGGCGACACGGTGAACCTCCCGGCCGTTCCACGTTTTGGGCTACCCGGCGAGACTGCGAGGAGTGCCGGGCGCCGCAACACTTCTTCCCCGCCAAGCCTCTAACTGCCGTCCCGCAACCCCTGAAGCCGTCGCTTCTCCCGCCTCCATGCCGCATGTAAATCGTCGGTGTATCGCGGATCATCGGTCTGAAGCGGGATCACCCGAGCATTGGGCGCGTGGCCTGCGTGAAACGTCATCGGCTTGGCGCAGGTCGGGCAGGGAGGGTGGCGGTTCCAGAGCGAGGCGAGCGGGTTCATCTTGATGACCAGCTTGGCGAGATCGACCTTCGTCCACGTTTTGCAGTAGCCGCAGCTCACCCAGCACCCGCCGCCCTCGGAAGCCTCATGGGCCAGCAGATAGGCCACGTTAGCGGACCATTGCCCGATGATGGGATAGCGAGCACCGGGGATGCGCGGCGGGATTGCCGCGAGCAGGCGTCGGCGCTCTTCGATGTCGGACATGGCGAAATTGAAACGTAACGTGAACGCGGGGTCAAGCAGCGACCTTACCCGTCACCGATCCGACTTGCGCCGATAAGCAGCGCGCGGGCCTGGGCATGGGCCATACAGCGTGGCTCGCCCTACCAAAGCGGGAGCCGCGCCGTGGTAAAACCGCATCCACCCAGGATAGGCGTATCGAACCGAGGAGTGTCGCCAGGACATCCACTCCTCACGGGGGCTCTCGCGGCCCTCATCGGGGTGCCAGCGCTTTGGGTGGTGCGCGCGTGGTTTTGATCTGGCGATTGTATAGGCTTGGTCATCCGCCCGCTGCTTGACGCTAACCTGAACCCATCGGCCAGAAACCCAGCGGGGCACATTGAAGCGCAGGCGGATGCATCGCAGCGGGTCCGCGATCGGACTGTGCAGGTTGGCGGGGTATTCCAGATGGTTCGTCACGTCGAAATCCTTTCGCCCTGATAGGCTGCGCACCACGCGTCCAGCGACTTCACTGGGATCATCCAGACGGAGCCATGGCCGGTGAAGTTAGGGTTGCGCGGGTAGCTAGGAATAGCACCTGATTTCAGCGCTTCATCGAACTCGGCGATTGTGACGCCGCAGTCGTTTGCCCGCTTGCGCGCCGCGCCCTTCCGAAGGGCTACAGGCGCCACATCGTCCGAAGCGATCACCTGGGCGATAACCTGCGCCCCAGTGCTTCGGTTGCGGTTCTGGACTGGCCCCCAGGCGTCAATAAGCGCGGCTTCCACCCAGGCGGCGTCTTGCTGCGGGCATGGCGTCACGAGGCCGTAGTCAAAAACCCTGCCGCGCTGGCGATGCTCGGCAACACGCCGATGACAATCCCCGCTCTTGCCGACGTAGACGAGCCGGCGATCCTGGAAGAGCAGATAGACCCCGCCGATGATCGGCAGAACGTCATGCGAACGCGATGTGGTGATTCCTGTGGGGACCAGATTTCCGGCGGGGTCCGGTGTTCTCCCGACGTTCTCCACATCAGCAAGCCTCGCGTCCTCGTCAAACATGCAGATTTCCCTTGTTTTGCTTGACCCCGCCGCGTCGAGTGGGGTCGAGTCAATTGGATGAAAGTGGCGGTTCATTAGTCACCCGATCCCTTGATTCTATTGGGTTTGCGCCCGCCTGTCTCGTCCGATGTGGTGGAATTTGTGGCGTAAGTCTCTTTAAGCGCTTTACGCAGATCGTCCTTGTTCGTGTGAGCGTATCGCGCCGAACTGGCGATGTCCTTGTGGTTCAGCAGCGCCTGCACGAGCTTCAGGTTTCCGGTCTGCCGGTGAAGGGTCGTTGCGGCGTGGTGGCGCAGGTCGTGGACCGGCTTGGCGTTGACTATGCCGGCTTTCTCCCTGGCCCGCATGGAGGCGACCTGAAAGGCCTTCCAGTTGGACGGGAAGAGCTTTCCGCCGCCCCGGTCGTGATACCAGATCGTGTCCAGGCCCGCCTCGATCGCTCGCGCTTTCCGCGCCGCGAGCGCGGGCATGTCCTCTTCCATGATCGTCAGGCCGTGATCGGTGCCGTTCTTCGTGTCGAATAGCGTGATCTCGCAAGCCTCGACGTTGATGGCTTCGGGTGGGAAGAACGCCTCGCTCAGCCGGGGGCCGTAGCGACAGATGAAATCGAAGGTTGGGCGGTGCCACTCATTCAGCGCAGCGCGCCAGGCTGCGAGCTCGTCCGGCGTGAAGTTGCGGGTCCGGCCCTTGGGTTCCTCCAGACGGAGGCTCGCCCATTTGATCCGGCGAACAGGCTCTTCAAGGGCCGCCTCGGCGTAGCCAAGGATGGGCCGCAGCATATCGATGATGTCGCGGTTCACTGTCGCGTTGGACGGCAACTTGGGCTTGTCGGGCCGAGAGCCTAGGATTGGCTCGCCGCGCCGCCCTAGGACTGCATCGGTGATCTCGCGCGGGCCAACGTCCGTGACAAGCAAGTTCCGGTCGATATGCCGAAACAGGATCTTCAAGCGCATCGCGGACGTACGCTCGGTCTTCTGGCCTATGACGGTGTTGGAGAACCACTTGTCCGCCGCTTCGCCGAGCGTGTGGGTTTCTCGGCTAGAAGCCGCTCCCAGCTTGATAGATTCTCGGTTCTTTTCGAGCCAGCGGGTAGCTTTTGTTTTGGTCGTTTGCTCCGTCGATCCACGGTAGCGCTTTTTCTTGTAGATGAAGTCGTAGTGGAAGATGTCTCCTCGTTGGTAGACGGACACAGGTATTTCTCCAGCTCGTCAGAGCGCACACGCCACACTGAACCGACCTTCCGGCCGTGCAGTTCTTTCCGGTCCAAGATGCCGCGCAAGGTCTTATCGCTGACCCGGAGCGTCACCATGACCTCTTCGAAGGTCAAGAGCTTGAGCGATGGACTGAGGGTCATTTCACCTCCCCATCAGTAGGGGGTGGAGGGGCCGGAAGAAGCATCGCCGATTGCAGGTAATATTCGTTCCAAAGAACACCGAACACCACCATTGCGGCGAAACTCAGCAACAGCGCAAATCCGCTGAGCTTGAGCCTCTTGATGCCTCGGCGCTCTTCAATGGATCGGGAGGGGGCGAAGAGGGCGTCTCCAGCCCCCCAGCCCACGCTGCAAGCCGACGCGACGGCTGCTGCGCCAGAGGCGATTGCTAGAAGTCCGAAGATATAGCCAGGGTTCATCCTTCGCTCCCATCAGTTGGGGTAGGGGTGGGGAAGGGTTCATCTTGTGCTGACCGCGAAAGCTCGCTTCGCTGCGCACCCGATAGGTCTTCCTCCGCTGGAGCAAAGCGGTGAAAAGTTCGCTTATCCGCGCTGTACCGGCGGTGCTGCTTCGCAAGACGAACGATTACTCGCAGAGCGTTGCGATCCACGACGACCTTGTCGCTCGCGCTGCCAGCGAGGACGGCTTCCATGTATCGCACGACGCTGAATGTGTTTCCTGGCGGCAGCATCAAAACTCCCCCTTGGTGCGGCTGGCCCTTTTGTGCGCACGAATTGCCTCGATAGCCGGCCATATGTCGGCCCCAACCTTTCGGGGGTCGGGTCCAGACAGGATCAGGCCAATGACCTCGTCGCTCCAAACGCGCAGACCGCCGCCCTCGCGCGGCGCTAGGTAAACCGCCACTTCTCCATCGGAGCGCTGACTATTCGTCGGGGCGGGCTGAGCGCCCACTTGCTGTCGTACGGCGGCTATCTCATCAGACGCTTTCTGCAGCTCGCGCGCGTCATCTGGCGAAGGCCCTGCCCAATGGTGGGCGTGATTGTGGGCGAATGTCTTTCCGGCGGATCGCGGCGGTTCTGATGGCGAGGGCAGGGTTCCCTCGCCACATGCGGCTGGCTCGTGCGGGGCTATAATCTTCTCAACCCCTTCCTCCACTAGGTCTGTCTGCTGGGGGAGGGGTGACGAGAAGAGCTTGCGGTGGAGGTAGTATCCAGGCTGAAGCATGCCCGCGATTTGGCGAGCGCAGCGATAGGTCGCATTTTCCTCGCTGAACATGCGAGTGACGGCCTCGCGGACATAGAGCCCTATCGTTTCCCTCAACTCGGCTTCCAAGTTTTCGCGGGATATCGGCTCCCCTGCCTGCTGAAGGGCGGCGACCCGGGCTCTAGCCTCGGCCAGTAGCTCGGTTAGGGTCTCAACTTCGCTAGGAAGCCGTCGCCACTCCGTCCCTGTCCACCGATGCGTGCCTCTCGTCGTGTGGACGGGATCGCCATAGAAGATGTCACCGACGAAGCCGCCCATCTCGGTAGGCTTGCTCTCGGTGGCGACACCCTCTGCTCGGGCGGCGTTTAGGAGGCGGTTGAGATCGCCTTCTGTGGCGGCGGCGAGCCACACGTAGCCGTCATTGGGTTCCCAATACGACTGGCCGAGGTCGCGTTGAATCAGCGCCCGGTTCTGCTCTGAAAGGCTCATTGGGATGCTCCTAGAGCTTGGCGGATCGTCTTGAGGGTTTCGATGACGGTGGCGAAGCACGGCCCGGCTACGAACTCGCCGCCCTTGACGTCGGCCTGTTGCCGCCAGGACGCTTGAGCGGATGACATGAGAGCGCCAAATCCGATGCGCAGCCCGAGAGCTTCCACCTCGTCGCCGTGAACAGGATCGACCATCGGCATGAGCGCGGCCATCGCAAGAACCTCTTCGGCCTCTCTCAGCGCCTTCTCCATGCGAGCGCGGTCGGCGAGGAGGGAGAGGACAGTGGGCGGATCGAATGTCGCGATGAACTCGGCGTCGGCGCGGCCAGTGCGGCAGTCGGCCACGAAGTTCTCATAATCGGACCCGTCATGTCCGAAGACTTCGAACGAGGCCGATGGATCGTCCGCTCTATCGTTAGACCAAGGTCCAGGCGTCGCCTTCTCTGCGATCTCCCGCAGCTTCACGAAATCAGTCATCGGCGGAACTCCTTCCCTGGAGGGCGTGAGATACGTCGATGGCGAAAACCTCGACGGGGTCAGGCCCGAAATGCGGATGGGTGATCGTCTTGCGCTCGCAGCCGACCCAGATGCAGGTCAAGCGGCGCTCATGATCGTCCCGGCTGGGGTAGCCGCGCGTCAGCACGATCCGGCTGTACGAGCGTCCCTCAAGCCGCTTGCTCCAATGCGGCGTGACGAGCCGGTACTCCTCCAGCTTCGTGCCCGCTTTGATCTGGTCGAAGTAGATCCCGTTGACGGGAATGGTTAGCGTCTCGCTCACTGCTCAGAGCCTCCCTGTAGCTGTAGGGCGGCGCGACCGGCTTCGGTGATCGAGTAGCCGTCATGGTGCGAATAGCGGGCAAGTCCGAGCCGAACGCAGGCTTGCCTCACGAGGCCCTCGGATAGATTGGCGACGGGGAGAATTTCGCCCGCCACCATCGCCGTCAGGAACCACGCCTGATCCTTCGTCAGCTTGCTCTCAGCCATGATTAGTCTCCGAAGGATTTAGGGGTTCGGCATGTACCGACCGATCTCGACGCCCAAGAGCGCCGTCGGCTGGCGTGGAGCCTTCTTGTCGGGTCATGCGGCGATCCTCCGACGAGCGATTTCCACGTACTTTGGCTCTCGCTCGATGAGCACCGCGCGGCGGCCAAGATCGGCGCACACGCGCCCGACCGTTCCGGAACCGCCGAATGGATCCACGACCAAATCGCCGGGCTTGGTGGTCGCCAGCACACAGCGCCGCACCAGTTCTTCCGGGAACTGGCAAGGGTGGGCGGTTTTCTCTGGGTGGTTGTTCTTGACCTGAGTGATCGACCAGACGTCGCCGGGGTTTTTGCCAAGCGGGTTGCAGGACAGTTCGCCCTTCTTCGGACCCTTGAAGTGCTTCTTCCCCGGCCACTTCTGCGGCACACGGATGGGGTCAAGGTCGAACAGGTAGTCGTCACCCTTGGTGGCCCAAAGGATCACCTCATGGCGCGGCGAGAGGCGGCGCTTGGCGTGTGTCCCGTGGTCCATTTCCCAGATCACGCGGTTGCGCAGCGTAAGCCCTGCGCGGGCAAGGGCGGGGTAGATCAGAATGTCGATCGGCGCCGTCGATCCGTTCCGGACGAGGTTGCCCACCTGAAGCCAGAGTGAGCCTCCGTCAGCCAGCACCGCGCCGCACTTCACCACGATCTCGGAGAGCCACGACACGTAGCTGTGCTGATCGGTGTTCTTCTCGTACTCGCGGCCCATGTTGTAGGGTGGCGAGGTGATGATGCACTGGACGGAGCCCGGCTCCATTTGCATCAGAGCGGGCTCGCAACGCCCTTCGATAACCTGGACGTCGGCCATCAGACACGCCCTCCATCGGAGAGCCGAGCGTCGCCCTCAGCGCAGTCCGAAGGACCAGCAGCCCCACGGCTGGCTCGTGCCGAACCCCCTAATCCTTCTCGGGATAGACCATTCTCTTTGAGCTTCAGAAGGATGGCGTCGGCCTTCGCGTAAGCCTCAAGCTTTTGAAGCTCTTTCACTTGGTAGCCGTGCCCGATTGCGAACGCCCACGGATTGATTGTCCGCGCCAACCACTCCCTGCTTATCTCCCCCATCTCTGGGGAGGGGCACTTGCAGGCGTGAACCGTCTCGGCCCCAGCGCCGCACGTCGGGCAGTGGAGCGCGTCTCCTCCGGTAGATGGGGGAGAAGAGACGGGTTCATCTTGTGCTAGCCGCGAAAGCTCGCTTCGCTGCGCACCCGAGAGGCTGTTGTCCGCTGGAGGTGCTGGTCTGGGGCACCAGTGCGTCGGAACCCACCGTGGCAGTCCATCCGGCGCGGTTGGGGGGCTATCGATCAGGTCGAGGTAGCCGCTATCGGTGACGCGAGCCCAGCCCTCGTGGGGCCATCCTTCCGTCGGAGTATGCCAAGACACGTCCGTCAGGCGAATACCGCCTTCCTGGGGCTTGAAGTCGCAATCGGCGGGCGGGACGCACCAGACATCGCCCGGCGTTCCGTCACGCGGCGCGGTGCTGATCTCCTGCCATCCAGCGGAGAGCGGCGTCAGTGACCGGCTAGCCGGCGAAGTCATGCGCGTGCTATCCCCTAATTCTTGATCCTCGGGCGCGCGGGAGAGGGCGGCACGGGTGTTCCAGGCTGCGGCGGCGGTCTCACGGCTGACGAAGTCGTAAGCCGCCTGATAAGCGATACAGTCGCTATTTCTGCACCCTGCGATAATCATCCCTGGCACTTCGTGATGCCCGTGAATGATGCCGGGGCTTTGACAGAACGGGCACGGCAGCAGATCGAGCACGGTCTCTTGTGTTTCAGAGGTCATGGTGATGTCCTGGGGGAGTAGGGGAGGGCTCATGCGGCGGCTCCGAAGAGGTCCTGCTGAACCGGGCTCGCCACGGGGATATCGCCCATCAGGGCGCGGCCCGCGGGGCTATCGAGATCAAACGCCGCGTGGTCCCAGCAAACGCCACGCCGCCAATCGCGGTGGCCGGCGGCCTTGGAGTAGGCGCGTGCAGTTTCGCAGGCCTGGCAGGTCATGCGGCGGCGCTCGCTTCGTTCACCGATCGGGCAATGCTCAGCAGCACGTCGCGGAACGGTTCCGGGGTCGCGTTGCGGATCTTCGTCTTGTCCTTGCCACCGACCATGGCGACGACGCCGATCCGGCGGGCCTTGGCGTAGCCGTAGCGGTCCAGCATCCATTGCGGGATGCGCTGCTCGCCGGCGCCCCAGGTCAGGGACGGAAGCTCAACGCCGACCGCGTAGAGCCACGTCGGCTTCTTCGACATGTGGCCGTACCAGCCTTGTTCGACGCAGCATGTCCAACCGCCGTAGCCGTCGGCCTGGACCCATCCGCCAGTGCGCGGGGGCTTCTGGAGCCCGAAGTAGTCCCACGCCAGGCTATCGCGTGGATGCTCCAGCACGCCGCCATAGTTCCTGACCGCCGTGAGCGCCGCGGCGAAGCAGCCGCCGTCTTCGCCAAGACGGTACTGATGGGGCTTGCGGGTCGAGCCATGGAAGAACCGACCCCAGCGCTGGCAGGGCGGATGTGCGACTACAGGGTGTGGGCCGGCATAGGCGCGGGCGTCCCGGTCGATGTCCCAGGGATCGACGCCGGGCTGGCCGAAGTAGCAGCCGTCCGTCTCAACGAAGAGAGCAGCGATCACGCCATCACCTTCCTGACGACAGAGCCGTCTATCCTGTTGGTTTCAAAGGAATATTTGGCCGCACGAGCCAGCCGCATGTGGCGCAAGCGCGCCATCACCGACGCTGAGGGCGATGGATTGTTCATGCGCGCTCCTTTCGAAGCTCGACCGTGCCGTCCATTTTCTTGCGGAGGCGCTTGTCGAAGCCGCCCGTTTTGGGCTGGTGGATGCCGAGGTGCTTCTTGCGGATGCGGTCGATCTTGGCTTTCTCAGCCACGTCGAGAGCGGTCTTCTCGCGGTGCTTGACCCGGAGGGCGGGAGCGAGGTTAGTTTCTCTGTTCTCGCCGCCGTTGATCAGCGCCTTGATGTGATCGCAGTCCCATTCTTCACCCGCGCGGATCTTCCGGCCGGACAGGTGGCAGACGCCGCCGTGGGCCTCGAACACGCGCAACCGGACGCGCGGCGGGATAGCGGAGTCATCCGTGGCGCCAATCCACTCGGGCAGCGACCGGCTCATGCTGCGACCTCGGCGCGGGGATTGTTGGCCCCCGCGCCGCCCTGGTCGCCATCGTGAAACTGTACGCCGACTTTTCGCGTGCGGATGGCCGATACCATCGCCTCGCTGATGCCGAACTCGCGAGCTAGGCGCTTGCCGCTGCCGTAGACCTTCGGGGCGTCTCGAATGGTGCTGATCTGCTGTGCCGATAGCGGGCCACAACCAGCAAAGCGAACATTGGCGACGGGATCGTCGTAACGGTAGCCGCGAACCCGGCCGCGCCGTTCACGCACCAGGGGCGTCTTGACGGCGGCCTCGGCGCTCCAGCCGTTAGCGACGCGCTGCCACAGCGTGCCGACACTCACGCCGCTTCGCTCGGCCCACTCGCCCATCGAGAGCTTTTCGCCATCGACGGTTAGCCGGTGTAGGGATCTCTTGTTCCGGGCCTGCTCGGTTCTAGTAGCCCAGCGACAATTCTCAGGGCTGTAACCCCGGTCATTGTCGATCCGGTCGAGCGTTAGGCCTGGCGGTGCGTCGCCCATATCCTCGTAGAAGTTGGAAAACGACTGCCAGCGTTCGCAGACCGTTATTCCGCGACCGCCATAGTTGGCGTAGGCCGCGGCCTCGGGATTTTGGCAGCGCTCCCGCATCGAGTTCCAGACGCCGTAAATGGCGGTGCTGGATTTGCCGTGCTTCTTGTTCACGCCACGACATCCATGCGTTCGTTGTTGAAGGTCACGCCGCGCTCGGCCCCGAAGGCGTGGATTAGGGCCAACAAATCCGACATCTCGGCTTTCGACAGGTTGGACGACGAACGCCCAAGGTTGACGAAGCCGTTGCCGTCCAGGTTCGGCACAAGCCGCATTTCCTGGTTGAGCGCGGCCATGAAGACGAGCTTCCAGTCGTCCGCCGATAGCTTCACGCCATGCCAATCGACCTGGCGCGCGATCTCGGTGAGGGAAGCCCAGAAAATGGCGTTCTGGTCCGTGGACCGCTTAGCCTCCGCGAAGGTGACCCTGGTCCCAACGGGGGCGTTGAAGCACCAGCGGGCGGCTTGCTCGCGTTGGGGCTTGCTGTTGAGGATCACCGACGCGCGAGACATCAGCGGAGGCCGTAGGGCGAAGCGAAGGGGATCTCGGAGTCCAGGTCCGCCGTGAAGTCCTCACGCGGGCCGCTACCGCCGCCGCCAGTGCCGCTCCCGAAGCCGTTAGAGCCGGTCGCGCGCTCGGCGCTCCCGGTGTCGCGCTCGCCCCCGCTGGGGCCGTCCAGCATTGTCAGCTCGCCGCGGAACTTCTGCAGCACGACTTCGGTGGAATACTTCTCGACGCCGGCTTGGTCGGTCCATTTCCGGGTCTGAAGCGAGCCCTCCAAGTAGATCTTGGAGCCCTTCTTCACGTACTGCTCGACCGTCTTCACGATGTGATCGTTGAAGATCACGACGCGATGGTATTCGGTCTTTTCCTTGCGCTCGCCGGTGGACTTGTCGCGCCAGGTCTCCGAGGTCGCGAGGCGGATGTTCGCAATGCGATCTCCGCTATTCATCGCCCGTATTTCCGGGTCCGCGACGAGATTGCCCACTAGGATTACGCGATTGACCGAGCCCGCCATCAGACGAGACCTCCTGTTCTGAATTGGGTGTTCGCCGAGGGATGACGCGGATGGTCACTCCCTCTCCGAAAGACGGCGCGGACCTTGGCGAACAACGCCCGCACCTCCGCGTCGCTCTTGAGGGTGTCGGTCATGCCGCCACCTGATCGGGCAACCCGTAGACCGCCTCTAGGCTGGCAATTTTGCTGTCCAGCTCGGCGAGGAAATCAGCCACATCACGTTCAAGACCGGCGATCACTTCGTCGTCGCGCTCCACCCGCTGGACGAAGAGGCGCATTCGCCCCTCAGGCATGCGGGGGTCGAACGAAACGAAGTCGCACCACTGCCGGCCGGTGCATGCCATCTGCCACAGCATCTGCGTGACGTATTTGGCCGGGACCGCTCCGCTCTGCAGCGTGTCAAGGTGGGTCGCCGTGTTGGGGCATTTGATTTCGATCAGCCCGTCCGTCCCGACAAGTCCGTCAGGGCTGGCGCCGGTCATGGCGATGGTGGGGTGCGGGACAAAGCCGATCTCTTCAACGTCCACGTCCTTCATGAAGACGTAGGCGGCGCGAGCGTCAGGCTCCTTATCGGTGCCCCACTGCATGGCGGCGCTGCTGAACTTCTCGCCAGACGTCTGGGTCAGGCGCTCAGCGACCAGTTCGGCCATGTAGTTCGCTCGGCCAGCGCCCCAACCCTTGGCGGTCTTGGCGATGACGTCAGCGACGCGCGAGGCCGTGACCTTGCCAAGCCGCACAGCGAACCATTCGGGCGATCCTTGAGCGATACCCGACATCAGCGCGCCCTCTTCGCTTCAAGGGACTTGATCGCGCCCGCCAGGCGCTTCTTCGGAAGGCGGGAGAGGGTGTCGATCTTGAGGTAGTCGAGGAAGCGCCCGCGATCCGCGCCGACATCCTCGATTAGCGCGAGCAGTTCAGAGACCTCATCGGCGCTGATCCACTCGGGATCGCCGCCAGCTTGGCCGTCGTCGTCGCGATCCTGTGGCGCGCGGCTCGTGATGTTGAGTAGCGCAACGGCGGCATATCGCTTGCCGTAGGAGATCGAAGACCCGACCGCCTGGACGCCGTTCTTATTGCCGGAGCTATCAACGGACAGCTCAATCGTGGTTTCGTCGCTGTGCCCCTCGCGGTGGCTCAATACGCCTGTCACGGCGACAATCGCGTCAGTCCGCTTGATGCGGAAGTTCAGGGCGAACCCGTACTCAGCCAGGAGCGGGCGGATCGCGTCGTTGATGTCCTCCCACTTGGCGAAGGTGGATTGGACCGTGGCGCCCTTGTCGGTGCTGATCTGGCCGCGCTCGGTGATGACCGGCAGCTTCGGCTGCATCTGCGCCAGGGCCGACGTGAACGCGCCCTTGGCGTTGCGATCGATCACGCGCTCCTGCATCGCCAGGAGCCGTTCCATCTTGTCGATATCGACGGCCGGGTTAAGAGCGGCCCGCTCGATCATCTGAATGATCGCGGTGTTTTCGGTCGCGGCCGGGGCGATGTGTTCTTCGTGGGAGACGAGTTCTTGAGCGGCGCTCACGATAGTTCCTCCTCGATGCAAAGCGGGCAAATGTTCAGGCCGGTGGCGTCAGTGACGTCTCGGTCTTCGGCCATGGTGTCGGAGCACAGGTCGCAGTGGACCGTGGGGACGAAGGGCCGGATCAACGGCTGTTCGTGCTGGGCGGGGATCACGACACCAACTCCCGTTCCCGCGTCTTGGCCTGGCCGCGCATGGTGCGGATATGGATCTGCAGGTTGCGGAGCGTCGCTCGGGCTGCGACCACGTCGTCTTCCGCGCGGTCCAGGGCTTGGGGCGTAGTGCGTCCGTTGAGCGTGGTGGCGATCCGGCGGGCAGAGGCGGCCAAGGCGTCTGCCATTGCCGATGTCTGAGGGGGTGTTGCGAGGATCATTGGAAGCTCCTGGCGACTAGGTTGATGATGTTCCCCACACCCAAAATCAGAGCTGTTAGACCCCAGGTGAGTTGATGGGTTTTTGCTTGAGTAAGGAGGGTCATTTAGGGTTCATCCCTAGCTGACAGTGCTGCCTCGGTTCCCTGCGGCCCCGATGGGTCGGTTTCGGCTGGAAGGCGCGCGCTGCCGAAGAGCATCCGCCAAGCGCTGGCCACATGGGCCGCTTGGTTCTCAGCGTCGCCGAGTGCGTGGTGGAGCACGCCAGGTGGACAGTCGTAGCCCGCGAGGGCGAACAGCGTCCGAGTGTCCCGCGGTGCGCGGTAGTGCCAGGGCGGCGTCAGCCCAACGGCATTGTAGGCCACCCGCAAGATAGGTTCATCAAAGCCGGCGCCATGACACCACAGCGCCGTGCCGGCCTGCGAGGCGTAAAAGCCACTGAAGGCCTCAAGGGCCGCGCCCAAAGGGTGCTGCGCTGACTGCAACGCCGCTTCCGCCTCGCGGGGCTGAGCAGCCCACCATTCAACAGTCTTAGGGTCCGCAACGAGCCCGGCCGCGTCGCATGAAGCGGGTTCGATGTTCGCGTAGAAACGTGCGCCGAGCTGGCCAGTCGTGGGATCGAAGACGCAGGCGCCTATGCTGCGGATGGCGCAACCTGGGTGGGTGCCCAGCGTCTCGGTATCGACCATGATGTGGGTCATGCCGCCTCTCCCATTTTGGTTTCAGCGATGAAGCAGGTGATCCCACACGAGATCGCCGGCTCGTCCTCGATGCGCCCGCGATCCGGCGACAACTCATCGAGGAAGACCTGACCGTCCCTCTTGGTGCGTATGCAGGAACGACCTAGGTGGCGCTCAAGGCGGGCCATGCGGTCGTAGGCCTCTGGGAAGTCCTTTCGGATCTTGTTCCAGTAGCCCATGCCGCCTTTGACGCAGCCGATGCAGTTGTTGTTGCCGTAGCCGAGCCGGTACATGGCGGGGATCTCGATCCCGGCACGCTCGACTAGGGCGAGGCAGTCGCTCTTTCCCAGCCTCTCATCCAGCAGCGGCGTCGCCACCATGATCTCTGGATGGTGCGCGCGGAAATCGGCGGCGCGGTTCTGCTTGCGCTCTTCGTCGGCGTCGAAGCCGAACACTTGGATGTCGTCGAAGTCCTGGAAGTCCTCGCGGACCTTGCGCTTGAGGACACCCGAGCATTTCGCTCCGGTCGGCCCGTTGATGTAGCGCTCGCCCTCGATGACCCCCCAGTGATCCTTGTACTTGCCGGCCTGGAGGTTGGTAATTGGCGCGTTGAACCAGCGCTCGCAGTCGGCTGCGAAGCGGTCGTTGTCCTCGTGCTCTCCGTCGAGACGGATGCGGGCGACGACGACGCGGTCATGGCCGTACTGCGCGAGCGTCAGCTTAGTCGCTACGGCAGACGTGACGCCGCAGGAGAACCACGCAATCACGCGCTGCCCGGTGTCTTTGAGGGCGCGACCTGGGGCGTTTGCCGGCAGCGCCGAAGGCGTCGCTCCCTGGCTGGCTCCGGGAGGCCCTAAACCCTTCTCTTCAAAGGAGACCATCAGCGGGCTCCCTCAGTGAGAGAGGCGACCTCATCGAGGCGAGTGCGCAGAGCGGCGTGGACACGGCGTCCAGACGCTTCAGCTTCCTTCCAGGCGTTCGTGTCGAGATAGGTCTGGCCGGGCTCGTAGAACGCGAGGATGAAGTTCAATGCGCCCCACGCGTCTCGCATGAGCTTGAGGTCAGCGTCTTCTTGTCCTTGGGAGAGCATCTATCTCGTCCCTTCGGTGAGGGTAGGAGTAGGGTTCATTCCCAGAGCCGGGCCATCGTCGGCTAGCCGATCACCGGCCTCAGAGCCCTCTTGCCCGGTAGTCTCGGCGGGAAAGCAGTCCCAGAAGAACCGCACCGGAAATGCGCCCTCATCCCGAGCCCGCATGAAGTGACCGCCCATAGTGCAGCGGCGACCAAAGGCGTCGATGCAGATGGACTGCATTTGGCCGCCCATGAGGGGGTCAACGGTTCCGGTCAGGCGCTGGGTCGCGAAGTTGACCCAATCATCGAAGCTGCAGAACTCTCCAGCCCAAGCCGGGGTGAGGTCGGTCGGTGTCGCGGGGCGAGGCCAGGAGGGGCGCGGCACGATCCGGCCGGCGATCTTGGTGGCTGCGCCCTTGAGCGTCGCCGCAACCACCTCTCCACCGTTCCGGGAGGCCATATCTTCTTGTTTTCCTTGGATCATTATCTCGTCCTCGGTGTGTAGGGGGTCAGGAGACGCGTTCGCCGTCGATGTCGGTCGGCCACTCGTCGCGCTTCACGGCGATGGAGAGCGTCTCGTTCGCCTCGTGGATGGAGAGCTTCACTTCCCAGCCAGCCTCTTGGGCGGCGATGAGGTGGATGTTCACCGCCAGGGCGCTGTCGAGCAGTTGCTCAAGCGGGGCCACGGTGAGCTTCTGAAGGTCGTACATGCTGCGCGTAGCCATCTAGGCGGCCTTCCGGTCAGTGTTGGCGTAGACCGCCGCGCGAGCCCACTTGCGGGCCTCAAAGCTGGCGGTGAAGATTTGGCCGTGAAGCTCAGCGGCGTGCGTGTAGGTGGTGAAGTCACCGGCTCGCCAAGCAGCCTTGGCCTCGTCTCGGTACAGACCGATCAGAGCCTTCACGTCGTGGTCGGAGAGATCGACCGAGCCCCACATCACGGAGCCGCCAATGCAGCGGAAAGAGGGGACGGTCATTCGCCTTCTCCCGAAGCTTGGGAGGTGAGGGCGACCAGAATGTCCGCGCAGCGCTCCAGGCAGAAGCGGAGATCGCCTACCGTTGGCTCGCCCTTGTGGTCGATGTCGCAAAGCTCGGGCGCGTCGGCCCAATAGCGGGCGATCGATGCGAGTGAGGCGATTGAAGCCTTCGACGGCGCGTTCATTGACCAAGCCTCCGAAAGTCGGTCTCAAGGGGGTTGTCGCGGCGGCGATCGTCAGCCTCTTCGGCGGCGTCGCACTCGCGGAAAAGCTGGTCGCCGAGCTTGCGGAAAGCCTCAGCGACGGCTTCCAGCTTGTCCTGATCGGGGATCGCGTTGATCCGCTCAGTCACGGCGCCCATGCGGCTGCAGAGCCGGTCGAAGTTGATGACCAGGGCGGCGAGGTCGTCGCCGAACTGTTCAACGGCTTCGGCTGAAGCGCGGAGGGTTAGAAGGGCCATGATCCTACTCCGCAGCCTGGGAGGTTAGGGCGCAAAACACCTCAACATCCCGCTCAGCGTCTGGGTGGCGCAGACCCGCTAGGCCGAACGACTGCTTGAAGCCGTCGATGTTGCGAACCAGCGCCCACGGGGATGTAAGCGGGCCACCGAAGCGCTCGACCCAGCCAAACTCGCCGTTCCGGCTGATGACGAGATCGCCAGCCCGGACGTCGGTGGCAGCGCTCTCAGGCGTCGCCCCAGTGATCGTCGGTGAAAGGTCCCGGGAGGCCATATCAAGCAGCCTTCCGGATCGAAGCGAAGCTAGCAGCCCGCAGTTCAGCAGCCTGACCGGCGCGGATCAGGGCCTGGATGTTCTCGAGCCCATTGATTTCGACCGAGTTCCCGAACCCGTCGAAGAGAGTCATGCAGGCCCCGACCGAACAGTGCTGTTCGAAGTCGGCCCCGAACTCGTGGCCATCGCTAAGCTCAACGAGCCTGGAGGCGTGAAGGACTGCGGCGCTCACAGCGACACCCGGCGCGAACGATGGCCCTTGGTGAAGTGGAAGTAGCGCTCGACCGCCGCGCCCGGCTCAGAGAGCGTCACGAGGCTGCGGTTGTAAGAGCCCTTACCGCCGATGCGGCGCGGCTTCGGGCCGAGCGACCGGGGGGCGGTGCGGCCAGCACGGCGCTTCGAGGCACGGGCGAACTGGCGAGTGTGGGTGTGGCTGATCGGCGGATGGGCGGCGATCTTGGCGGCGAGCCTTGCCGCAGCTCGCTCAGCGCCGGACTTCGT